GGGTAGTCAGGGAGGGATGTTGTCAACGGCGCATATATTTCTGCTTGCGTCGTATGAGCAATCCAGCTTCCTGGGAGAACTTAGGCAGTTCTCTCCCAACGAGAGTACCTCGATTATCAAATCGGGGTGCCTCCGGGATCTCCGAAAGGAGATCTTCGACCACACGCATGTTGTAATAGGACTTTAATTTAAGATTTTCAATTTTACGTGCTACACGCTCGATAAATGTCTTTTCGAGTGGTGTGCACCTAGTCTTACAATCATGTGTTAGAGCTTTAATCTCTAATCCTGTTATCTGATGAACTCGCATGATACGTAGCTTTAGGGCTTGTTTCATGCTGACTATTTCAGAGGGTCCTTTTAAGTACCCATATCTTGTATTATATGATAGGCTTTGTCTAATCTCGGTATAAATAAACTCATGTACATTGTCTGCAGCAACATCAATCTCATTCGGTTTGTCCTTGATCTTAATGAATGGCGAAAGTTCGTCCATCGTTGTTTCGACAGCCTTGGATAGCTTTCTATCTTGTCTAATAAAGACGGCAGCCGATTGTAGCTTTGTTGCAGCTTTTATTTGGTCCACTTCATCCAGCGATGAGATATGTTTTGCAATCTGAAGTGATATTCTATTTGGTCTACCAATATACCCGAGACCGCCAGTTTCAACTGGTCCAAAGAAACCTCCTCGTCTAGCTTGTGAATAGGTACTTCGGTACAAAATTCGCATAATTTCACTAATTCTTTCTTTTCTCCAAGGTTCGTTGCAGTTATCCCGCTCTACTTCTTCTATTTGAGGTATTTTAAGGAGCGTAGGCTGCTGTTGCTTACAGTCCAAGATACCAGCGAGAATCGCTGAACAATAGGGTCTAGGTACTACACAGACAGTTCCATTAGGCTTTCTCTTATAGAGATGCCCGCAGAAGGTTACACCGTGGTGAGAGTTTTCCTCTTTCGCCTTATTTGGTATAAAACCGAGTGCTTTTGCGTTCATGATATATCTGTCGAAACTACCATCGTCCCAACAAGAAACGAAATCATCCCCATGTATACTGTAAGTATGTCTAGCAGCTTCGAATTGATTATATTCTGCCGCGAACATATGGAGGAATTGTAATACAGTGAAAGAAAGAGGGAGCCCTAACTGGGTCCCACGCTTGACTTTGATGGATGAGTCACCGTCACTTATGGCGATGTCTCTTATGGAGTCTCGAACTAATTTCTTATCTAATTTTGACCATCTCAACACTTCACCTAATGCTTTTAATACTGTTTCCGCTGCCCATGATTTTATATTATCTGTAGCATTCTTAAAATCACTGGTTCTAAGTCTGAAAACTGACTCAGATATTGGTTTACTGTGGATCTCAGGATCTACAAGCTTTAAGCGTCGCGCTATGGCTTTAAAGTCATTTGCGTATTGATCTTTAGTTGGATTACAACGTTTTAAAATC